ATGCATATCTCGTCCAACCCCGGTGCACCGGTACTGAACTTCATTAAGATCGGTACCTCACCAGCGACCATGTCGTTCGCATCTGGTACAGGTGTTTACATGGATGGTGCTGGTAATTTCCGAGTGGGTGCAAATACTGGTAGTTTCGTAGATTATCTGAGATATTCACCGTCTGTTGGATTAGATATCTATACTACTCGTATGAGTTTGCTAGCTGGTGGTATGCAAATCATCGGTGTGTCTGGCACCTTCGGTGCAGCAAACGTCATCAAAATTGGTACCACTCCGTCGACCATGACATTGATCTCTGGTACCGGTTTTTATGCTGATGGTGATGGCAATTTCCGTGCAGGTTATACGTCGGGAACACTTCAGGATTATATTCGATTCATTCCATCCTCCGGTGGACTTGATATTCAAGCAAATCGAATCAATATCACTGCAAGTGGTATGCACATCTCATCTAATCCCGGTGCTGCTGTATTAAACTTCATCAAGGTAGGTACGTCTCCTGCAACCATGTCGTTCGTATCTGGTACCGGCGTGTACATGGATGGGGCTGGTAATTTCCGAGTGGGTGCTGAAACCGCATCTATGTCAGATTATCTACGATACTCTCCTGCTGCTGGATTGGCCATCCAGACCACTCGTGCCACTATTTTGGCGGGTGGACTGTATATCAATTCAGATCCATCAATTGCTGTTGCAAACGTCATTAAATTGGGTCAAACACCACTTAACATTACACTACTATCCGGTACAGGGTTCTATGCGGATGGGGATGGTAATTTCCGTGTAGGATATACGTCGGGTACAACCCAAGATTATATTCGTTATATTCCAAACAGCGGTGGACTTGATGTACAGACACAGAGATTGAATGTCGTCGCAGGTTCGTTGCGATTAACATCGGATAATCTCAATTCGGCTGCAAACGTATTGAAAATTGGAAACAATCAATCTACTATCACATTATTGTCTGGAACCGGACTCTATGCGGATGGTGATGGTAATTTCCGTGTTGGATTCTCGTCTCAGAGTACACAGGATTATGTAAGATTCCTGCCGTCCGTTGGTCTAGATATTCAAACGAAACGAATGAATATTGTCGCTGGTGGTATTCAGTTGACATCCGATCAAAATGTTGGTGTGGCGAATGTGATCAAGGTCGGTCCATCCGTAAGCACGATGACGTTAACCTCTGGTACCGGATTCTATGCGGATGGGGATGGTAATTGGAGAGCCGGATATACGTCTGGATCTGTACAAGATTTCATTCGATTCATTCCGGTGTCTGGTGGATTGGATATTCGTACGACCCGAGTGTTTATTACTGCTAGTGGCATGCAGATTGTATCTGAAAATGCTACTCCGGTTAATAACTACATCAAGGTTGGTACGTCTCCTGCTACCATGTCGTTTGCGTCTGGTACTGGACTATATGTGGATGGTGCTGGTAATTTCCGAGTGGGTGCAAATACTGGTAGTACGGTGGATTATTTACGGTACTCTCCATCGGTCGGATTGGACGTATATACAACGCGTATAAGTATCATTGCCGGTGGATTGAATCTGATATCAGATCCATCTGTAGCTTCTGCGAACGTCCTTAAATTAGGTGCAACTCCTGCCAATATAACATTGGCCAATGGCGATGGATTCTATGCTGACGGTGCCGGTCAGTTCAGAGTCGGGGCAACAACGGGTAGTGCCAGCGATTACATCCGTTATTCACCGTCTGTAGGATTGCAAATGCAGACGGTGCGCATGATCGTATCTTCTAGTGGACTGGTATTAATTTCTGATCCTACGTCTGCAACAACAAACGTTATTAGATTAGGTACAAATCCCGGCATCATATCATTTGTATCTGGTACCGGATTCTACGTAGATGGTGGTGGAAATTTCCGTGTGGGTGCTACTACGTCGTCATTGAACGACTATGTACGATATTCACCAACGGTTGGATTGGATATTCGTACGTCTCGTATGAGTTTGCTTGCTGGTGGTATGCAGATCATTGGTGTGTCTGGATCTGCTGGTGTGGCAAACGCGATTAAAATAGGTGATAATCCTTCACTAATTACACTTAATAATAAGCAAGGATTTTATGCTGATGGTGGTGGTAATTTCCGAGTAGGTACGGATGCTACTGGATCGGATTTCTTGCAATATACGGTCGGTGGTGCATTTATAGTAAAATCTCGCGATTTCTATCTATCATCATCAGTATCTGGACAACAACTCTTAGTCAATACCTCGTTCATTGCCATTGGTAAACCTGCACCGTTGGCGTTTAATCCGTCTACACAAGTGGAAGGATTCTACGCAAATTATGCAGGTCAGATCTTCATCGGTAGCGGAAGTAATGTTGATTATACGACCCCACAAAATCAGACCGGTAATTTCCTATCATTCGGTGGGCAGACCCTAAATATTCGTGCCAATGTATTCCGTCTATTCGGTGGAAATATCGTATTAGATTCTGCACAAAATGGTTTGTTGGCACTTGGTAATGCAAATAGTATAGCTAACGGTATGGGCTTCTATGCAGATGGATTGGGTAATTTCCGTGTCGGTACAGCAACTACATCATCGGTATCTACTTATATGCAGTTTACTGGTGGTCAATTGACTATTCAGGGTCGCGTATCCATTAATGATCCCTCCTCAAAATTACAAGTATCGGGTGGATTCACGGATATGAAACAGGTTATCGCCAATTACATCGCATTTGGTCCATTTGGATTCTATATTAGCAATTTGTAACTATGTATAAGCAACACGGAGAGTAACTATGCCACGTTTGGCAGCTAGGTTAATCAGCGCATCAACCGATTATATCGTATATTCCGCACCGACACAATCTCGCGCAACGGTGACGGTAAATTTTTGCAATCAATCATCATTTCCAGCTAATATTCGGTTAGCATTAATTGGCTCTGGATCTGGTAGTCCATCACTTCAAGATTATATTGAATTTGATGCGCCACTAGCAGCAGGAGCATCGATTGAACGAACCGGTTTAACACCCTATAACAGTGAAAGTATTTTTGCACGCAGCAACATTTCCAATGTGAGTGTTGTGGTGTGGGGATATACGGAGTAATATATGCCTCGGTATAATTCTGGCGATTCAATTAAATCTGCTACATTTCTATCATCAAGTGTATTCCAAGTACCGGCGAACGTATCACTGGTAATGGTAACATTATGCGGTGGTGGAGGTGGTGGTGCTAGTGGAAAAAGTACCGCTGGTGGGGGTGGTGGGGGTGCGGGTGGTATGATTGTGAATTTTCCATTACCGGTGGTATCTGGTCAACAAATTGCTGTATTAATTGGATCTGGTGGTGGGGGTGGTCCGTCAAATGTCAGTGGTCTTGATGGGAAACACGGAGGACACACATCGTTCGGATCATATTTATTCGCAAGTGGTGGATTTGGTGGAACCGTTATTGCTAATAGTAATGGTGGTGCTTCTACACCGATCTCAATGTTACCTACGTTTAGTAGTTATGGTGTTGGTGGTGATCCCGGCACAAATGGATTGAATTTACCACTATTTTCCGCCAGTGTGTGGTTTGATAACACCATTTACATGTATTATGCGCTTGGTGGTGGTGGGGGTGGTGGTAGTACTGGCGCGTGGCCATCTGGGCGTGGTGGGATGGTTATTATCAATAGTGTTGGTGGATTTTATTTCACATCATCATTGAATTCCATTAACGGTAAAGCCGGTGGTACTGGTGGTTCTGGTATATTTGGTGGCGGTGGTGTCGGTGGAAATGATACGTCGTTAGGATTTGGTGGATCTATAACCGGTTCAAACGCGACAGGATTTGGTGCCGGTGGTGGTGGTGGGTCATTTCAAACGTCTACTAATACATCTGGTCCCGGTGGCAGTGGATCTATGGGATTTGTTACCGTTACATGGGAAAGTTAATCTACAATATTTGAGGTTGTATGTCTGAATATAAGCCAAAAAGTGCAAAGGCAGAAGCAGCGATAGAAGAATTGCGTAATAACGTTGCGCATAAACTGGAGAAATGGTCGAATGTTATTCAGGTGAGTATGGCCATTTCTCCGAAAATCGAGCGGATCGAAGGGGAGCGGTGGGAGGAAGATGGTAAATGGTGGGAAATGCGGGGAGGCATTAAGCGGTCTATTACATCACTCAGCGGAGCACGAATGCCATGGTGGTGCCCTAAATGTTCTAAACCTATGAACCATCGGTTTGATAGAAAGTTCTACTATCTTCGAAACATGTGCTATAATTGCAATATTGATTTCGAAGGACAGATGCGGTTAGATGGAACGTATGACGCTTTTGAAAAGCGTATGGTTCGTGAGAATGAAAAAGCGTTTCTTCGTGATAAATTGGTGGAGTATAGAGAATACATTGATAATTTTTCACCACCAACTGCCGTATATGAAGACGGGCGATATGAACAATTAGCCCCGAGATCAGTATTTGAGCCATTGTTTGAAGATATCATCAAAGACGCCGATATCTTGGTTGCCCGCTTAGAGGCAATCGCTCAGGAGGAGTTAAATGAATTGGGAGTTACTGAAGGCACTGAAAAACAATCTGAAGTTCAATCCGACGATGTTGTTGGTCATGCTCGTATTGGCGACAGTAATGTTTTGGATAGGGAAGGGTCAGACACCATCACCTGATACTTATATTAATGAAGTGGCTACATGGAAGAAAACTGCTGAGGCGGCTTCACAGGAACTAGAACTCGCTCAGGCAAAGATGAAAGAGATGCAACGTATAAACGCTAAATTGGATAGTACCAAGGAAGTGTTGGTAGTCAAAAGTGAAAAACTTAAGAGTAAAATTGATCTTACGCAACAGAAATTAGACATTACGCGGGATAGTTTGAAGGCATTGGGTGCAGATACTTCGTACCAAGAGTTGTGGGATTTGTCTGAAGGATATCGCCATAATGCGGATTCGTTGCGTGTAGTGGTAGCAGTCACAGAAGAGATTGTGGTGAACCGAGAAGTAAAAATTGCTAATCTGGAAGACAATTTAAAGAGCATTTCCGAAAAAGCAGACTCGCTTCAAAAACGACTTCTAGAAGTACCGACTCCACCAAAACCTACCAAGTTGTTATGGGTAATACCGGCACCAAATAGGGTAACATCCTTTTTGATAGGGGCAGTTGGGGGAACCATTGCGGCAATTGCTGTAATGAAATGATTTGAGACATTTAATGGCCGAACCGCTAAATTATAAAGCTTTAATTGAAAAAGAGTACATGAAGTGTTTGAAGAGTCCACAATATTTCATTAAGACATATTGTTACATTCAACATCCAATTCGTGGCAAAATCTTGTTTGATTTGTATCCCTATCAAGATGAAGCGATTAGTGATTTTGAGCAGTTTAATTTCAACATCATTCTCAAAGGACGCCAGATTGGTATTTCAACCGCAGCGGCTTGTTATGCGCTGTGGTTGATGGTGTTCCATGGCGATAAGAACGTATTGGTCATTGCAACGAAGCAAGAAACCGCCAAGAATCTTATTACCAAAGTTAAGTATGCATTTGACAATCTCCCGGTATGGTTACGTTTAGAATGTGTCGAAGCGCATAAGCTTGGATTGAAATTTGCGAATGGGTCGGCTATTAAAGCATCTACGGCATCAGAAGATGCAGGTCGTTCTGAAGCTCTGTCGCTATTGATCTTAGACGAAGCTGCATTCATTAAGAACGTAGATTCTATTTGGATTGCCGCATTACCAACGTTGGCAACGGGTGGTAATGCGATTTTGATTAGTACCCCGAATGGTGTAGGTAATTTCTTCCATCAAACGTGGGAGAAGGCAATTCGTGGTGAAAAGGACGAAATTCACGCAGATGGTGGCGTCACTAGAAATTTTGCATTCCATCCGATCAAGTTGGACTGGCGGGTACACCCAGAACGTGATCAGGCATGGCGTGATCAAATGGGCAAGATTCAGGGCGAACGCGCCGCTAAGCAAGAATATGACGCCGATTTTATTGGATCTGGTAATACGGTTATCGATGCTGAGATTATTGAATTGTATGCCGCTGAAACCACGGAACCTGAATTTAAGGAAGGGTTTGACAATAATCTATGGGTGTGGAAACGACCGTATCAAGGGCATCGCTATATTGTTGTTGCTGACGTGGCCCGTGGAGATGGAACTGACTATTCGGCATTCCATGTCATTGACGTAGATGATCTAGAACAGGTCGCAGAGTACAAGGGTAAGGTCGATACTACCACCTATGCAGATTTATTGAAGGTGGTGGCGGTACAATATAATGACGCGTTGTTGGTGGTCGAAAATGCCAACCATGGATTTGCAGTGTTGCAGCGGTTAGTAGATCGGTCGTACAATAATATTTTCTACATGCAACAAGATATTCGTGTGGTAGATATGCAGCGTAATTATTCCAATCGATATCGTGGTCGTGAACAAAAAGCGGTGATAGGATTTACAACGTCCACGAAAACCCGTCCGGTAATGATTGATAAATTACAGACCTATATGAGAGAAATCCAGCTAAATGCCAATGAAGCGATCAAAATCAACTCTATTCGCACGATTCAGGAACTGCGAGTGTTTATTTGGGACGGAAATAAGGCACAGGCAATGGGCGGATATAACGATGACTTGGTTATGTCGCTATGTATAGGATTATGGGTGCGTGATACATCGATGGTGTTGCATGAACGGGCAAACGGCTTAACTCGTGTGGCACTGGATGGGATTAAGCGAGCGGGTGACTATGAAGCGGTATACTCAAATGTCAACAAACCGGTTGATCCATATATTATGCCATTAGGTGTGCAAACACCGCAGGGAAATACGAATATTGAAGATTTGCGATGGTTGTTATCCTAACAAATATTGAGATTGCATATGAATAAGATAGATCGGTATATCAATCGTGTCATTACCAAGCAGCTATTATTAGAAGCCGGTCAGAGTCCCGGTGAACAGGCAAAGGCATTGGGACTAGTATATGGTGGATTTGGTGGGTGGATTGATCCGGATACTCGTGTGGTAATGGCGCGTACAGTCGACGGTAAACTCGTGCGGGTAAAGGATGGAGAGGAAGAAGAGGGTGACCAGAATTTAGGGCGTCTAATCATCTTAAACTTTGATCCGAACATTCTACACGCTGAAAAAAATCAAATCCCCGAGGCAAAGCAAAAAGCCTACAAAGCACTCATTCATAAAGTTCTGCAGTTTGGCGGGGATTTTATCGTATTTACGGCACGTACCCAAGCGGTAGAAGTCGCAAAATATTTGAAGGGAATGGGAATTGATAACGGTGTAAAAATCGTACCCTTTGGTTCATCTGCTGGTCAGAAGAAGCGTAAATTCGTAGAGAAGAAAATCAAGACTGGGTATAAAGAAATTCAATATTTCGATTACAATAAGAGTGATATTGCGGCAATTGAATCCTTGAAAGCGCCCTATAATAAGAAACAGATCAAAATTGACGCAATACGCATTCCACAGTTAGGAGCCGTCAGTGCTGCCACGGCATAAGTTACCACAGATTCCGTCCGGTAAACTGGATGAGTTTGTAAATTTCCTACGTGAAAATGGGATTAATGCCGCATTACGTAGATTGCCGATAATTAAGCTAAAGCCTATCCAACAACACGTAAATCGTAGCAAGGTCGAAGCGTTAAAAGAAAAACAAGATGCCTTGTCTATTCCATTAATCGTTTCAGAGACAGGATATATCTTAGACGGTCATCATCGCTGGATTGCGCGAAAAGAACTAAATCCTGATGAATCTATTAATACTATTTGGTGTGAATGCCCATTACGAAAGTTGATTGAACTGGGGCATGCGTTTGAACCATCGTTTACGAAAACCGTACACGAGCGAAGAATTTTCCTTCATAATTTAGTGTAATCTATGTCAGATACGTCTTTATATGCACGATTAAAAAAACTGTTCAGTACGAATGTTATCGTTCGTAACGTCGGAGGTAAAAAGCTTCGCGTTGCCGACACCGATAATATTCAAAGTACAATGTCCAATGCAATGCGAGATCGATATTCTCGCATTCATTCTGGTACCGGCTATGCGTCACACTATAATTCGCAGTACGGATCGAATATGGCGTTTCAAGCACAACGCCTTATGTTATTCCGTGATTATGATACCATGGATCAAGATCCTATTATTGCATCGGCATTGGACATTTACGCCGATGAAAGTACTGTCAAAAATGAATATGGTGATATCCTAACCATCAATACTGAAAATCAGCATATCAAAGATGTGTTACACAACTTGTATTATGATATTCTGAATATTGAATTCAACTTATGGCCGTGGACTCGTAATCTCTGTAAATACGGAGATTTCTTTTTGTTTTTGGAAATATCGCCAGAGTATGGCATCCACAACGTAATGCCGTTATCGCATTATGATACGGTGCGAGTAGAAGGCTCCGACATCGATAATCCGTACTACGTCTATTTTGAAACGTTGGGTACTAACGGGTTTAAACAAAAGTTCGATAACTATGAAATCGCACACTTTCGTATGTTATCGGATACGAATTTCTTACCATATGGCAAATCCGAAATTGAATCGGCACGTCGTATTTTCAGACAGTTGATTCTCATGGAAGACGCCATGATGATCCATCGTATTATGCGCGCACCGGAAAAGCGTGTCTTTAAGATTGACATTGGTAATATTCCACCCAATGAAGTCGATACGTTTATCCAGAAATTAATGGATCGTACGAAGAAAGTCCCATATATCGATCAAACGACCGGGGATTACAACTTACGATGGAATATGCAGAATTTGATGGAAGATTTCTACCTCCCGGTTCGTGGAAGTGATTCTGGTACGAGCATCGAAAATCTGCAGGGCATGGAATTCAATCCGATTGAGGACATTGAATATCTGCGTAACAAGATGATGGCAGCATTGAAGATTCCAAAAGCGTTCTTGGGATATGATGAAAACGTCAATGGAAAGGCTACGCTGGCGGCAGAAGACGTTCGATTTGCTCGTACGGTCGAACGTATTCAGCGTATCATTATCTCTGAATTGACGAAGATTGGTATTGTCCATTTATACGCACAGGGATTCACGGATGCAGATTTAGTAGGATTTAGCCTATCCTTGACAAATCCATCCACAATCTACGAACAAGAAAAAATCAATCTATGGCAGCAGAAGATTGCGTTGGTGACCCAAATGCAACAAGCCAAGATGTTTAGCAGTGATTGGATGTATGAAAATATTTTTGATATGCCGAAAGCAGAATTCGACGAAGAACGTCAGAAGATTGTATTGGATACGAAGCGAGCATATCGTTTGGGTCAAATTGAACAAGGTCTGTCTGACCCCATGAAATTCGGATTTCCACAAGATCGTACGCCAGAAGAAAATATGCAGCGTCAACAGGCAGCGGGTGGAAATCCGGCTGATGGCATGGGTGGTGCACCTGAAGTTCCCCCCGGTAGTGCGCCTAGTACGGGTGGGGCAGGAGTATCACCACAGTCTATCGATGATCTACCTACTGCCGAAGATTTGGGCATTCAAGAGGAAGAGGTGGATGATGATGAAGAAGAAACGCGAGGACAGCCCCCTAAGAACCCTCAGTACGCACAAGATAGTCATGTGCGAGGTCGTGATCCGTTAGGGTTTAAGGAACGGTATAAAGCCCTTCATGTTGCTCAAAAACGTAAGCCCGCACCCCGTACAGGGTTATCCATGGAAGTACGCCATATGTTGGATCGATTAACAAAAATCGATTCTCGGTCAGAACTCTTAACGGAACAAAACGATTTATTCAATGATAACGGCACATTTTTAGATGAACGAAATATATTACCAAAAACAGAAGATATATGATATTTTTGAATATTTATACAGATGGTGAGAAATGAATATCGGGTTTTTCTATATAATACTCGACGACTCACGGAGTGTCGCATGAAGCAACGGAATATTACGAACAACAAAATCAAGAATTGCGGACTATTGTTTGAATTATTAGTTCGTCAAATCACTGCAGATACATTGGCAGGGAAATCAGATTCCCCGGCCATGCAAATCATGCAGAAGCGATTTAACGCATCTACGGAACTGGGCAAAGAATTGCAATTGTATCATGCGTTCTTTGGCAATAAGCCCTTGGTAGAATCTCGTGCGATGACCTATATCAATATGGTCTGTGAGCAGCGTAAAAAGTTAGATGAAAAGAAATTGCTACGAGAAAAATATGAGTTGATTAAGGAAATCAAAACACACTATCCGTTGAAAGAATTTCTCTCATCACGAGATCCCAATTATACGATTAATGCCTCTATCTATAAGACGTTTGCGACCGAAATATCACAGAATACTATAGATTCTGTGATCAATATTCGTGACATTGCAAACGCCCGATTTACGTTAGTAGAGCATCTATCTGGTAAGTACAAGACGAAACAAGTAATGAAGGAAACGTCAAATATGATTTCCGAATTTACTAAGCAGTCAGAAGATCTACGTATGTTGACGTATAAGGTGCTTATTGAAAAATTCAACAAGAAGTATGGCACGTTGAATGATAATCAGAAAACCTTGTTACGTGAGTATATCAATAATACTACGACCATGGGCACATTACGCACTCATATTTCGAAAGAAATTCCGGTCATTCAAGAAACTCTTCGAAAATTAGGCACATCATGCACGAATAAAATTACGCAGATTAAGCTTAATGAAGTGTCGGCTCAGTTAGATATTATTGCCAAAGAAAAGACGATCCAAGATTCTCATATGGTTGCTCTTATGTTGGCATATGAAATTATCAAAGAGATGACGGTATGAATGACAAATTTAGAAAAATCGTCAGAGAAATGATCGAAGATGAGTTGGAAGAAATTTCAGCGACTGGTGCAGTAGCCGGATATCAAACACCCTATGCATTCGGTAAGCGGAAGCCGGTGGGGGATAAAAAAGTAGATCATGAAGTATTACCATTTGGTGAATCAACTGACCCGTTGAACACCGATGATGTGGTAGAAGAGGCGGCTACTAGATATCATGCATTCAAATCCGATCCACTCCGAAATGAAGTGCAGAAAATTGGTACGACGATTCAAGAAATTACGCGTCAGATCAATGAGATGCATAGAGCAGTTCGTATGGCGACCCGATTGAAGACTGAGACTAAAACTCCTCACGACAAATTATGGAAGCGCACCGCTAAACACATTGGTAAGATGGAAGCTAAATTGGAAGAAATTCGAAACTGTCTTCGGGAGCTACGTGGATGATGCGACTAATTGATTTGATTCCATCGTGGATTTTGGAAGCGGTGAGCAGTTCTGCCGCTCAGGCTCGTTCTATGGGGTTGGTGGACTTCAAGAATAATACGGCGGGATATATTGATCCGAAGACCGGTGCGCACGTGGCCACTCACAAGCGAGAATTGGGCACGTGGAAGCCTATACCGGCAAGTGCACAGAAACCAGCGTCTGCACAGAAGCCAGCCCAGAAACCGGCATATACACGACCCGATACTACTCCGTCGTCAGTAAAGCCTAAACCAGCGGCTGCGCAAAAACCGGCACCAGAACCTACGCCCGCAAAGCCTATTATTTCAAAGCCCAAGCCATCTGTACCGGTATCCCGTCCACCTAAACAGCGAACGGATTATAGCAAGCGGTCATATGATTCGCATGCACCGGATACGGATCAAGACGGTAATCCATTAACAAAACCCGCACCCGATTCGAATTACATGAAATATGATCCACAGGCATGGGATAGAGACATCGATGTACCGGATGACTATTATGATCCTGCATCAGATGATTCTCCGGATCACATTGAATTGATGGATATGGAAGCGTCATATGATTCTGGATTATTGTCAAAGTATTTTACCGATCCGGATGAGCAGACCACTATTCCATCTGAAGCTATGCACAATAAGAAGGTGTTGGCATTGCAAGGATTTGCACATAGTACGGCTGCTACCGATGCAAAATTACAACAGTTTCAGAAAGAGGCACCCAAGGGAACGCGAGCAACCGACATTTTTCCATTTCCATCGAATGATGATATGAAAAAATCGTTTGATAATATTCGTGCTCTTGAAAAAATTGCATTACCATGGGTCGCTAAGGGATGGTCATATAAAGTAGACGTAGATAATGACCATACTCTTCGGTTCAATTATTTGAAAACTGGCAAAAATTACAGAAACACGAGAACATAAGATGGGTAAACTAATCCAAGAATATATCCCGCTGTCATATGATCGCACGTATGTGAACGAAGCCATTCGAAAAGGAAATGGAACCGTTCAAATCAAAGCAATCCTTCAGCGGGCAGACGCAAAAAATCAGAATGGTCGTATCTATCCACGTCCTATTTTAGAGCGTGAAGCTGCGAAATATTTGGAAGAATTTGTAAAAGGACGCCGAGCGATGGGAGAACTGGACCATCCCTCGGATTCAGTCGTTAATCTTCGCAACGTAAGTCATAACATTACCGAAATGCATTGGGAAGGTGATGATCTGGTGGGTACCCTAGAAATTCTATCAACTCCATCTGGTAATATTGTAAAGGAACTGATGAAGAATGGTATCCAATTAGGAATTTCAAGTCGTGGGATGGGATCGGTCGTTAACATGGACGAGAGCACGGTAGCGGTTGATGAGGATTTTAATCTCATTTGCTTCGATATTGTGTCAAATCCATCAACCCATGGGGCATTTTTGTATGAGAACGTACAGAACAGTTTAAACGCTGCCCGTGAAGATCGATTGAATGGATTATTTAGTGCATTCTTTTCTGAATTGACAAATAATCAGTATTAAGCGTAGTAGTGCCTATTTATAAGAATACTATGAACTATTTGGAGTATATGCATGCCATCTTTTAATTTCGGGCGTCAGCAGTCTGCACCAGCCGCACCACAACAGACCGTGGAAAATGTGATTGAGCAGATTGCCAAATACAATGAATATGGGGCTGCGTTACGCCGAACACAGTCCATGCGGGAATTAGCAGAACGCTTATCTCAGATTGCAGAGTTGGCGGAAACTACCGTAACTAATGAAGCCGATGATTGGTTTGATGCACACACGTTAAAGCGTAACATGTCTGAACTCAAGAAATTTACGTCTGAGTTTGCAAAACATGCCAATGAAGCGGATATGCTAGAACAGCGTATGTCGGCGTTATATGACGATATGGGACACATCCTTAATCGGTATTTCGAAATACAGAATGGGCAAGCTCCTGCTGAACCTATTGATCCAGCAGCGGCTACGCGTGATCCCGGTCAAGCGCCAATTCAAGATTCATTCAAAAAGATTGGTGAAGTAGACGATGCATTGCCACCGGAAACTACGATGGAACCATCACCAACTGCACCACCGGCTACCCAAGAGTTATCTCCAAAGGATGAATTGACGGTGCGTGCCATCAAAGTAGTATACAAATATTTGTTACAAAAAGATTCTAATATAGCATCTCGGTTTGCGGCATTACCTGCAACAAAGAAAATTGAAGCGGTGTGGAAATTAGTTCGTTAACCGAGACGTATGATGAAGAACTTTATTTATAGATTAGTTTTTACCAAGGGAGATGACATAGATCTATCTCAATTATTTCTATGGTCATTTAACATTTTTTTCATGTTTTGGATTACGTTGGTAAGTGTACAGCGGTGGGTATTAAGTGAACCATTATTAGATGCATTCTTAGTTGTGTATGCGACTACGGTTGTATTATCTAGCCCGACATGGTTGGTAAAATTGTGGTTAGAAAATATGGCATGGTTTAGAAAGGGGCCACTACCGGCAGTTACTACATCTACTGATGTCCGTGAAATACGTACTGATCCATTACCACCATCTCCCGTGGTCCTTCCTCCAAATAATGAAATAGGATAAATACGGATAATATGTCAGGACATAAGAACAAACAAACTGGTGCATCAAAGGTGCGCGGTATTGAAGTGTCAGTAAAGTTTACTTCCGATAAAAAACATCGTGATGATGTAGATTCTGCACTCACTGAATTTAAGAAACTTGTAAAGAAGAGTGGAATTCTTCAAGAAGTAAGTCGCCGCGAATTTTACAAGTCTCCTGCAAAGACGCGACGGTTTAAACGAGAAGAGTCGCAACGTCAAAAAAGACGCGATGAGAGAAAACAACAGTGGTATTCTAAAAATCATAATAATTTTTAGTAGAAAATTGTTGTTTAGAAATATCCAACGCTATTTATTGGCACAACACTTTTAATACATCTTTTTGAAGGCTATAAGATGTCCTGTGTTCACGAGTGAATTTTCGTGATAGAGGCTTCGAATAGCCTTTTCTTTTTGTTTATAGGAGATGTGCAATGATGAGAGACAAGTTGCTACGTGAAGCAATTGCTGATGCTAATATGATTCAGGAAACGGCAATTGCGAATGCACGAGCACAGCTTGAAGAAGCGTTTCGCCCACAGTTGGCAAGTGCGCTATCTGCAAAGCTTCGTACAGAAATTGAATCGTTGGGTGAACAGAACACCCTCGACTCTTCAGAAATCGGTGGTGCGGGTGTAACGGTGAAAGATCCGGCTCCAAAAGATCCATCGAAGGCAGCACATGATTCGTCCGATATCGAAAATAAGGGTATCGAAGTTAAGGATTTAGACGGTCCAAATTCAAAGCCAAAGGCTGTGAACGAAACCGATCTACCGTTTGACGATGACGACAACATGGGCGGCGTAGATATGCAGGTTGCGCCTGAAAATGATGGTGCACCGGCATTTGGTGGCGGGGAAATGGATGGTATGGGTGGCGGTATGGACGGTGATATGGATGGTGACGTTGATGAATTGGACCTTGAAGCAATTATCCAGCAGCTTGAAGCTGATGTGATGGGCGGCGGCGATTCATTGGGTGCATCAGAACCACCGCTAGACGCTCCGATGGACGATCAGCCTATGGAAGGATATGACGATCCTATGGCTGGTAAGCACCCTCAGTCCGCGAAGTTTGCGCATGGAATTGGTGAGACGATTGAAACCGATTCAACGTTTAAGAATGGTGAAGGAAAAGACGGTAGTGCGCAAAAGGCAGTTGATGGCGTAAATGGTGGAAAGGAAGTAAAGGCAGGACAAGAAGAAGCCGAACACGAAATGCTAGAAGCACTTGATATCGAAGAAATTCTGCGTGAAGTGGAAGCAGAGGAAGCTGAATCCAAGAAGCCTTGGGAAGAATCCAAAAAGATTGCTGCCGAAAACGTAGAGCTAAAAGCACGGCTTCGTGAACACCGCGATGTAGTGGTGTATCTGAAGGACAAGCTAAATGAATTGAATATTCTCAATTCAAAGCTGTTGTATACGAATAAGTTGTTCCGTGGCTTTGAACTCGACGCATCGAAGAAAATGCGTGTGGTAGAGACGTTTGATAAAGCAAAAACTCTACGTGAAGTGAAGTTGGTGTATATGACGTTAGCAGAATCATTTTTAGGTAAGACTGGTGGTAAGTCTGCAGCACGTAAACAGACCGCTACGTCGATCAAGGAAGGCTTGGCATCACGTCCAACCCGTTCTACGAAATCTATCAATGAAGCAGCTACGGCGGATGCTCAGGCGGCTGATGAACAGTTCCGTAGTCGTATGCAGAAGTTGGCTGGCATTACCAAAATTCTATAATTTTTAGGAGTATATCTCAATGGCTGGTACTTTCGATTTAACTAAGCTCCTAGCAGAATCTTCTCGTCCAAATGATGAAATGCTTCGTCACATTCGTGGCTTGGCATCGAAGTGGCAGAAGACGGGTCTGTTAGAAGGGCTAAAAAATGAAACAGAACGTGGCAACATGGCTCTAATGCTTGAAAATCAGGCATTCCAGCTAGTCACGGAAGCATCTCGCACTGGTACGGCAACGAATGCCGAACAGTGGTCAGGTGTTGCACTTCCCCTAGTGCGTAAGGTGTTCGGTGAAATTTCTGCAAAGGAATATCTATCCGTGCAGCCTATGAATCTTCCATCTGGACTTATCTTCTACATGGAATTCAAGTACGGTTCTAACCGTGCACCTCGTTTAATCGGTCAGTCGTTGTATGGTGACACCACGTCATCTGCAGCACCGGCTGGTGGTTTGTACGGCGCGGGTCAGTTTGCATATACCATCAATGAAGTTACGGCGTCATTTGCAGCAGTTTTCGCAAATGCACCGGCACCAACGGCATCTGTTGATTTTGCAATCTCTCCGACCGGTTTGACTACGGTTACGGTTCCGTTCTCCAGCCTACCGGCTGCAGATAAGACTGCAATCCGTTCTTTTGAACCGTCTGGATCTGGTTGGACGGTGTACTACCCGCAGTATACGAAGTTGAATGCAGCGCAGGATTCCGTGGTATTCGTTGTGGTCGGCGCGTCCGGTTCCGCAACGGTGGCCAAGGTTACCTACTCTGTGCAGCCTACGGATGAGAGCCGTGGTGACTTCGAAGACGTAGTTGGTTCTTCCATTCCGCCAACGGGTGTTGATCTAAACATTCCGGAAATCAACCTTGAACTTTCATCCGTACCTATTGTTGCGGAAACCCGTAAGTTGAAGGCTGTTTGGACGCCGGAACTTGCGCAGGACTTGAATGCATATCACTCAATTGATGCAGAAGCTGAATTGACAGCAATGTTAAGCCAGTACATCTCGCTTGAAATTGATCTTGAATTGCTAGATATGCTTCTTATCAATGCTCAGACGACGGATTACTGGTCAGCAAATATTGGTACGATTTGGAACGGTACCAGTTTCGCAGCCGATGCGACATTAGCTGGTCAGGCATGGACGAACATGACATGGTACCAGACGCTTGGTCAGGTCATGCAGCGTACGTCTAACAAGATTCATCAGTTAACGCTTCGTGGTGGTGCTAACTTCGCAGTTGTATCTCCGCAGCTTGCAACGATTATCGAATCCATCCCCGGCTTTGCCGCGAAGACGGACGGCAATCAGAGCGAATTTGCGTCAGGTGTGTCTGCAGTTGGTTCCTTCCAGAGCCGCTTCACGATCTACAAGAACCCATACTTCGCAGGTAATGTGATGTTGATGGGCTTCCGTGGAAATAGTTTCTTGGAAACTGGTGCTGTGTATGCTCCATACGTTCCATTAATCATGACCCCGCTTGTGCTTGACCCGCAGAACTTCACGCCACGTCGTGGTGTTCTAACGCGTTATGCGAAGAAGATGGTGCGTCCTGAATTCTACGCGAAGATCATTTGCCATGGCGTTCCTGTCTAAGCAATTGATGTAGAATGAGAAGTAAAATGGGAGTAGTGATTATGTCACTACTCCCATTTGTTTTTGATGTTGATCTGTCTTTGGCCTATTTATATAGATGAACTCTTTTTGAGCATCGCTTTATGACCATTCAGTATGAACCAGTATTTTGGCCGGGAAGTGGATCAGACCCATCGGGATTAACTCCGCAAGGAATTTTCGATGACGATGAAGAATTTTCTGAAGAAGCACCACGTTTTGCCGAGTGGGCAGCACTTCGGTTAGGTTATCCTGTTATGCAGGTCGAATTAACTGATAAAATGTTTTATGCTTGTTTCGAAGAAGCTGTAATAGAATATAGTGCGCAAATTAACGAGTTTAATATGCGAGACAATATGATTACGCTTCAAGGAATTACGACCGGATCATCGGTATCACAGACATTGGTCGTTGGTAATCCGTTAGCGATGGCAGTAGAATTATCAACGCAATATGGAACGGAAGCCGGTTCGGGTGGTAATGTGGATTATAAGCGGGCGGTAATTCCTGTAACGGCAAGTGTGAATGCTTATGATTTAAAAGATCACATCGAAGCACGCTTAGAAAGCGGTAATAAAATAGAAATACGTCGGGTATTCCATTCTCCACCACCAGCCATTTCTAGAATTTTTGATCCATTTGCAGCGGGTGGCATGGGCGTATCCAATATGTTAGGTGCATTCGGATGGGGTGGATATGCGGTTGAAACTCAATATTTGTTAACTCCGGTATATGAAACGCTGTTACGTACACAGGCAATTGAGTTTACCGATACCGTGCGTCGAAGTCAGTATAGCTTTGAAATTGCAAACAACAAAATTCGAATTTATCCTATTCCTGATGGAACTACGTTTTCATCATTTACGATTGAATACAATGTAAAGCGTGATAAATCGGCAGCAGCTATTAGTACGGTGAAAGGTATTGCAAGCGATTATTCAAACGTACCATATACCACCATCATGTATTCGAATATTAATGACGTTGGTAAGCGGTGGATTTGGCGATATGCGTTGGCGTTGAGTAAGGAGACGTTGGGTGCGGTGCGTATCAAATATGCCACTATTCCAATTCCTAATTCTGAAGTAACTCTCGACGGTGCTGAGTTAAAACAAGAGGCTGCACAAGAGAAGGATAAATTGTGGGAGCAGTTGCGTGAAACGTTGGCATTGACCGGTCGTGCAAAACAATTGGAAATGTCAAAGGAAAATGAAGCAAATTCTATGGAACTATTGAAACACGTTCCAACCCTCATCTATATTGGATAATGTCATGAGATTTGCGAACTATAAGGATTACGCAACAATTCTCAAAATCAACAAAGAGTTAGTTAACGTCGTTGTAGATACTTCGGTAGTGCTGTATAAAATGCATCAAGAATTAACGGAAGTAAATAGCTACGGTGAAAGTATAAACAAAATATGGTATGTTGGCGTATTAATTCCCGCACTGATTAAACGAGATGAAACGCAGACTATCGCTGCACTATCTACCGTCGATGTACAACAGACGTTAGAGGTATCGTTTCTTCGTACGGAGTGTGATCTTCGCAATATCTACCCTGAAACTGGTGATATCATAGATTTTCACAACGACTATTATGAAATTGACAATACCAATGAAGTACAGTTATACGCTGGTCAAACTGGATATAATCATTCCATCTTATGTAGTACACATTTAACGCGTACTACGAACCTTCAGCTTGAGCGACCCCGAGTATGAATGAACCCGATGATAAGGATATCCCAGTAGGTCAGTCAAATCGTGGATATGACAACAAAATAGAGTCAACTGATAAACCTGCGGTTAAGATTACTTTAGAAAAGATCAATGGTATTTTGATCAACTATTTAAAGGATACTATCAAGCCAACCGTTGTCGAAAATGGTGAGATTCGTATTGTACCAGTATTACCGGGGGCCGGGGAACGTTGGGCACAAATTCGACGTGAAGGTGTGATTAGAGATCAGAGTGGAAAATTACAAGCACCACTTATTCTCATGCGTCGATTGAACGTGCGACCAAGTAAACCCATGAATCCGAATAACAAATATATGTACACGGCATTAGAAAATCGATGGAATCCTCGGAATACCTACGATTTATTTGCATTGAAGAATAACGTACGACCATCCAGAGCTATGCAGCAGGTAATGATTCCGGATTACGTACAGTTACGATACGAGGTATATTTGTGGACGGAATATCAGGCCCAGATGGATGAACTGATTCAGCAGATTCAAATTGAAAACTTTGAATATTGGGGAAATCGGAATAATTTCAAATTCCGTATTTCCATTGATGAATTTCCATCTGAAACGGATTTACCGCCATCGCAAGATCGTGTAGTTCGTACCAAATTTAATATGACTGTTGAGGCATATTTGTTGCCAGAAAGAGTTGTGCAAAATGGTAAATTGAGTCAAACTACACTTAAATCGTATACGGCAAAGAAATTGGTGACCATGGTAGAAACGGTGGTTACACAAGAAGAATTGGACGAAAAGTAATATTCGTGATATGTATGTTAATTTGATGTTTGGTGAAGTTATACTCTATTTATCAACAGTTTGAGAGATTCGACCAATGAAAGTTACTGAGAATCATTTAGAAGCGTTGCGTGAGTTACAATCTACGTTTGACGAAATTACGAAGCGATATGGAGAGCTTCAATTTCAGAAACTTATGATTATTGATGAAATGGATGGAATTTCGGTAAAGATGCGAGAATTAGAACAACACCGGAATGCTATGGTTATTACACTGCAAGAAGCATATGGATCAACTGGTCAAGTAAATTTACAGACCGGAGAATTTATTCCCGATTAAGGGACCACAGGAGAGTAGTATATGGCAGAAAGAATGATCAGCCCCGGTGTATTTACGAATGAAAACGATTTGTCCTATCTTCCTCAGGGTATTGCGGAAATTGGTGCGGCATTCGTTGGTCCATTTGTAAAAGGTCCGGCGTTCCGTCCGGTAATTGTAGATTCCTTAGAAGATTTCCAGCGCACGTTCGGATCGACTTCTTCTGATTTCTATACACCGTATGCAGTAAATGAATATCTTGGTGAAGCAAGTCGTGCGACAATCGTACGTGTATTAGGATTGGGTGGATATGATGCTACGGTCAACAATTCGCTAATCCTCTCTCTATCCGGCAGTACCACCGGTCTTCGTACGTTGGGTGTGTTACATCCGAGTCGTACTGGTGTAACATTGCATCCATCGTCGTTTACGGCGACGGGTAAACCCACGGTATTCAATTTAACCATTTCCGGCACCAATGGATCTACGACATTTACATCTATGTCTATTGATCCCGAATCTGCCGTGTATTTTGCAAAGGTATTGGGTACTAGCCCACTCACCAAACATGACGCATATGTATATGCCGATTTCCCATTGGCTGCAAGTGCGGTGTCAGGTGCATTAGCAGGTTCTGGATCTGTTTCATTGGCCGATGCAGCCGGTGAATTGAATTTCTCCGGTTCCGTGTGGGGAACGTATACCAACGCAAGTACTCCATGGATTCGTTCGCAGACAATTTCTGGTGGCAAGTTTAATCTCTTTAAGTTCTACACATTATCTGATGGTAATGCGGCGAATGAAGATATTAAGGTCACCATTGCATCTATTCGACCCGCTACACTCGCAGACACGTATGGCACGTTCTCTGTTTTAATTCGTCGATTGACTGATACGGATGCAAAGCAGTCCATTTTGGAACAGTTTGATAATTTAACGTTAGATCCAGAATCTCCAAATTATATTGCACGTCGTATTGGTACATCGCGTACTATCATCGATGCAAACGCCGATATCTATTTGGACGGTGACTATCCGAATAATTCTCGCTATGTGTATGTTGACATGGCAGATGGTGCGGATTCTGTACCGATTGAAACATTACCATATGGATTTGCGCCGTTGTCACCACCGGTTAATTCAGCAAATGTTCCTGCACCATCATATGTGACTACGCGATACTATACGCCAACTGGTGCAACCGTATCAGTTGCTAATAGTAAGACACATTTCGGATTTGATTTCACGTCAGAAACGAATTTGTCATATCTCAAGCCGTTACCATCCGGTTCTGCCACGAAGGTGGGTATTGATGCAAGTGGTGTAGCTGATGCTGGATTTGATTTGTTAACGTCTATTGCAGCGGCAGATATCATCGATACTACGCCCGCAACGGCAGTATCTATCCGTCGCTTCTCCGTACCGTTCCAAGGTGGATTTGATGGTCAGAATCCAGCAGCGGTTCGTTATACGGGTTCCGATATTACGTCTACGAATACCATGGGCTTCGATTTGTCTAACAGCAATCGCGATGGCTCCATTGCGTATAAACAGGCTATTGACGCATTGGCAAATCCTGACGCATGGGATATCAATTTGCTCATCCTACCGGGAGTGGTATATTCGCAGCATTCATACATTGTCACACAGGCAATTGAGATGTGCGAATCCCGTGGTGATTGTTTCTATATTCTTGACGGTGACGTATTGGGCGCAACGGTCGACTCTGCAGTAAATGCGGTGTCTGACTTGGATACGAACTATGCGGCAACATATCACCCATGGGTAAAGATTCGCGATAACAACACGAATAAGAACATTTGGGTACCACCCTCAGTCGTTATGTGCGGTGTCTATGCATTTAATGACCGTGTAGCGGCTCCATGGTGGGCACCAGCCGGTCTAAATCGTGGTGGCATTAGTGCGGCCTTGCAGGTACGTACGCGTCTAGATCAGAGCAACCGTGATGACTTGTATGATAGTCGTGTAAATCCGATTGCGCTCTTCCCGGCGCAGGGTATTACCGTGTGGGGTCAGAAGACGCTTCAGCAGCTTCCGTCCGCATTGGATCGCATTAACGTGCGTCGTTTGTTGATCGAAGTGAAGAAGTTCCTTGCCTCAACGGCACGTTACTTGGTGTTCGAACAGAATGTGGAAGCAACGCGCAATCGATTCTTATCCATTGCAAATCCATATCTGTCCAATGTTCAGGAACGTGCGGGCTTGTATGCCTTCAAGGTCGTGATGGACGAAACAAACAATACACCGGACTTAATTGACCGTAACGTATTGGTTGGTCAGATTTGGTTGAAGCCCGCCCGTACGGCAGAATTCATCCAGCTTGACTTCAACATCATGAGCACTGGGGCGTCGTTCGACGAATAAACGGTAACTCGCTAACGTCAAAAATCCACTTAATAGAAATATGATTAAGTGGATTTTTGACGTTAGTGATATGTATTTGTAGATGTCGGTAAATCACATCGGGGCTATCATATTTGCTCCACACTTAGGATAACACTATGGCAGTAAATATTATTGCAGAAAATGAGATGTTTTGGAGTGCATTTGAACCAAAAACAAAGAACCGTTTTGTAATGTATATCGATGGAATTCCGTCATATCTCATTCGTAAGGCTAGTCGCCCTACCGCTACACAAGAAGCGAAAGAGCTTCCGCACATTAACTTATCCCGTTATGTAAAGGGTAAGACGAAGTGGTCCCCGATTCAGTTGACATTGTATGATCCGATTGCGCCATCCGGTGCACAGGCCGCAATGGAATGGTTCCGATTGCACCACGAATCAGTGACCGGTCGTGATGGATATGCGGATTTCTATAAGAAAGACATTATTTTGAATATGGCTGGTCCCGTTGGTGACAAGGTAGAAGAATGGCTATTGAAGGGCTGTATCATCACCGAATTGAATTTTGGTGACGTGGATTGGGGAACTGACGATATTGCAGAAATCAGTCTCACCATTCAGCCGGATATGTGTATACTAAATTATTGATTTTCCAACCAGAAATCTGTATTTTCAAGTTGGTCCGTACTACGTATATGTGTTCACGTGGTTCGGACCAACTTTTTATAAGGGTGGAAAATGTTTATTTGTCAGAGATGTAGTAAAGAAGTTGAGTCATATGACTATCTTAGGAAACATGTGAGTCGTGTACATAAAATTCATTCATCTGAGTTTTATGTAGAATATTATTTGAATGGCGTCTGGCCAACGTGCAAATGCGGGTGTGGTGAACGTGTTAAATGGCGAACTGAAATGCCGACTAAATTTATGGAATACGTAGCAGGTCACAATTCTCGCACTTCTAATCCTATGCAAGGAAAAACGCATTCAAATGAAACTAAACACAAAATATCTAAGATAGCAAAAGATGGTTATGAATCAGGAAAACGGGTTGTTTGGGCAGAAGGTTTGTCCATCGATACCGATATCCGATTACAATCTGCTGCTAAGAAAAATTCTGAAAATGTTGAACGCTCTAAGAAAATATCTGATTACATGACCGGAAGACCTAAATCGGAAGAGCATAAGCGGAAGTCTCGGGAAGGTATTATCAAAGCATGGTCAGATCCGGAATTGCAAGAACGGCAACGACAGCATATGCTTAGACGAATGACCAACAACACTTGGAGTATTTCGTCTAAATTAGAAGATACCCTTGCTGCGTTATTAGATTCGGCATCCATTACATACACTCGTCAATTTTATGTGAAATCCATTAAAGCCTTCTACGATTTCTATCTACCGGAAAGTAATATAATCGTTGAAGTTCATGGTAATTTTTGGCATTGTAATCCAGCGACCAAGCATGCAATACCTAAATTCGATTCACAACATACCAATATCTCCAACGATGTCAAAAAAGCACAGTGGTGTATGGACAACAATATCCGGCTATTAATCTTCTGGGAGACGGATATTCTCACTCGACCGGAATGGGTTATAGAACAATTGGAAAAATACATCAATAGTCACACCTAGTGATATTTATATAGATGGACGCCTTGACTGAGACTGTGCATGTCATGTGAATTAAATAATGAATACAATTTATGCATCCTTCAAAATCAAACGTATGATTTACCGTTTGTAATCAAGGATGACAATGACGTACCGATAGACATTACTAATTGGGCGTTTACGGGATCGATCAAAGAAAAGATTACAGATCCCACCCCATATTTGTTCTTTACAATGAGTATCGATAATGCGGTATCAGGTTCTATCTCCATGTATTTATCAGCACAAACAACGTGGCTGCTGGATAACAAAAAGTACATTTATGACGTAATTTCTACGAATTATGGGGTAAATCCTCCCGAAACTTTACGAATTATGCAAGGTAAAGTATCCGTTGAACTTGGAATTACACAGCCGTGATCATTCAAATCACCGGCTCAACGGTCGGTACTGGTGTAAATCTTACAGTCGTTAATACTGCCGCATCGGTTTCGGGTGGTGTAAATGTCATTGTACCCAATACTCCTGTATCCGGTACGGTAAATGTTTCTATCCCGTCGTATGGTAGTTTTGCCATCAATGCACGATCTGCGTCATATGCAGGAACTGCGTCCTATGCGCTTAATTCATTAGGATCTATTGAGTCATCGTCATACACCGAACGTGTATTATGGTATAACGTCGCTGATATTCCAGTTGGATTATTATCTAGCTCGGCCCAAATTCTGTTGGTCGCATCGGCTTCATATGCAGATACCGCGTCATATGCGCTAAACTCAACGACGCTGCCCACGGGCTTAGTGTCGAGTTCTGTACAAATTAATACTGGATCATTTGCTGGAACGTTAGACGGAACGGCTACGTCTGCATCATATGTAGACTGGGTAGATATTGATAACAAGCCTACCGTGGTATCCTCATCGGCGCAGATTAGCTATACCGGAGTTACAAATATTCCAGTAGGCATTGTAAGCAGTTCCACACAAGCGGTATCATGGACTGTAGCAACTGCCTCATTAGCAAATGCAGTTGCCTATATCAATATAACTGGAAAGCCGACTCTAATATCTGCGTCCGCGCAAATTGATTATACGGCTATTACAAATCAACCAACGACAATTGCAACGGCATCATATGTGACGTTTGCAAATGTTAACAATGCACCGACATTAGTATCTGGGTCATCTCAGATCATATTCACAGGCGTAACGGGTGTACCGGTAGGATTGGTATCAAGTTCCACACAAGTATCGTTTATCGGACTTGTGAATGTTCCTGCAAATTTAGTAAGTGCATCGTCGCAGATTAGCTATATTGGTATATCTAATATTCCGATTGGCATTGTGTCAAGTTCTGCACAAGCCTCTGCATGGACCGTAGCAACTGCCTCGTTAGCAAATGCAGTAGCATATACCAACGTAACGGGAAAACCTGTTGGGTTGGTATCTAGTTCTGCACAAGTTAGTTATACTGGCATCACAAATATTCCAACGGGTATTGTCAGTAGTTCTGCACAAGCCTCTGCATGGACGGTAGCAACTGCATCATTAGCTAATGCGGTGGCATATACTAATGTAACTGGGAAACCAACATTAGTAAGCGCATCGTCGCAGATTGACTATACGGCTATTGCAAATCAGCCAACAACAATTGCTACTGCGTCCTATGTCACATATACCAATGTGGCAAATAGACCAACTGGATTAGTTAGTAGCTCGGCACAAGCTTCTGCATGGACGGTAGCAACGGCATCTGTCGCTACTTCCGCGTCATATGCAGAAACTGCGTCGTATGCATTGAATGGTGGTGGAACGCTACCGACTGGCATATTGTCAAGTTCTGTTCAGATTAATGCGTTGACGAATGTGTCAGCATCTTTTGCAACGACATCATATACCGCATCATATATCAGTGGTGGTCTTGTGTATATTGGACTACCCGCAGATGGTGAATATGGTGGGGTAGCGGGTAATGTATCCGGTATTGCTACTAATGATAAACTTGAAGATGCGTTTGATAAAATTGAAGATATTTTAGGAAAACTTGCACCGGCAAAGCCTCCGTTATTGAGCACGCGTACATTATCTATCCCAAATGTTTATACGGCGCTAGAAGAATCTACTGGTATTTCTCGTACTACAGCTATTACGTCATCATTACCAACCGCAAGTTGGACTGTGGCAATTGCAACATCGGGTTCATCTACAACACTATCAACTGATGGGGATGCTGGATCATTAAGTGCCGAATTTGATGGTGGTGTGTCATCGACATCAACTCGCATTATGACGACGGCATCTGATACTGGTACGTTTGGTAACTTGATTATTTCACAAGATGCTGATCCATATGCGGGAACATTCGGACAACAGGGATTCTGGAAAGGATTTATCGCACGCACTGCGCCTACTTCTGCATTGTCGTTAGGGGCGCATACAACACGTCTAATTCATAGCACAGGCGGGTCGACTCCATT